AAACAAGAAGGTGTCTCCGGTGGCCTTCCATACCTAGGCTGGTATAGAGGAAAACCACACGTTTGGCATCCGACTTTAACCCACATACATGAAGTAGGTGAATTAATGCCTGATGTTGAACGTACACGTAGCGATGCTACGGCCTATAGTCCTACAGGAGCATTGAATTGTCGCAGGATGACTGATGTTGTGCATGAAAATTTTGCACAGCGCAAGGCGTCTGGCGAACTCATTTGCTCTCCTATGACCCAGGTACAATATCATTGTACCGGGCCAGAGGCTACTGAAATGTCTGTACTGGCGTGGGTTCATCCCGATGCTGAGCACACGACCTTCCTCGGTAAGATCTACTGGGGAACGGAACGTGAACTCGTTACGCATTATACGCAATGGTACCCTCAGTACATCTACAACTTGGTGTATTACACCTGTTACAGTCTTCCGAATTTCACTCAGAATGAGTTGAATATTCTGGATACTTCGGTAGATGCTGAGATCGGTAGTGGTATCTCGCAATTGTACGTTACCCTTGCGGAAAGCAAGAAAACGATTAACATGATTGCGAAGGCTATTACGCTTTTGCGGCGCCCATTAAGGGATGCTCGGCGTATTCTGGATATGTCGCGTAGAGATATGCGCACACCAGAAGGGCGGGAACGTCTGCTGAATAAGGCAGGCGATCTCTGGCTTGAAGGCCGTTACGGATGGCGTCCACTCTATTATGAGATAGACGGTATCTTAAAGGCCATAACTAAAGGTCGTCCCTTGCGCTTTACCGCGCGAAATGGCGATATTGCTTATTCGAACTCATGGGACGTTAACAGGTGGCGTGATCCGTCTATGCCGTTTTTCGGTCATGTCGGATACAAATGCCACTGGAACGTAACTCGGAAAGTCCGAGTAGGTACTACTGCCGATTATATGCTAAATGAAGCGTTTAACGACTTCTTTGTAGCATTCGGCGGGACTGATGTTCTAGGGTCGGCTTGGGAGATTGTTCCTTACTCCTTCATTGTCGACTGGTTTTTGAACATTGGTGATGCTTTGCAATCTTTGCAAGCATACGCTCTTGTAAATGAGCGCATCGCCTGGCGTACGTTCTCAGACAGAATAACTGTCGATCACGTCCTAGACGATCCATTCCCAATGACCGTTGGTAACTATTGGTATACAGACCGAAAGGGCTTTGTACCATATACCGAATTCGCGGAAATCAAAACGCGTGTGCCTAGGGTGAACTTCCTCCCTTCTTTAGGCTACCGGTTCAATATGAACTGGCTTAAGGTTGCGGATGCAGTATTTCTCCTACGCAAGGCCTTGGGTAGATAATTAACCCTTAACACATACATGGAGTATTACCATGGCTGCTAGCATAACCGTAACGGTTGATGCTGTGAACTACGTGTTCGCCCTGGATAGTAACGAGAAAGATTCTTGTCGCTATCTGGACCCAAGTAATACGTTGGCGTTGCCTCGTACTTTACTTGCTCGTCGGGTTTACCCGAAACGTCAGAAGACTTTCCCTGGTGTTGCGAGGAACTCCCTCAAAATGTCTCGGATGTTTTCGTACGGTGATGGCACCACATCTCCTATTATCATGGAGACGACTGTGTCTCGCCGTGCCGATACGCTAGATGCTGACTTGCAACTTACTCGCAAGCTGCATGCGCAACTTATACTGGACTCAGAGTTCGATGGTTTCTTTACATCATTGTCCTTGTGATTCCAAGTTGCAACGCGTAGCGTTGATGATCAATATCGTCGCCGTCGTGATGATGGCATTACTTGTAACAGTTGGCTCCATAGCGGTATTCGCATTGAGTCACTCTCGAGAGCAACTCTCCGATGAAACAACAAGCTCGTACCAGCAGGGGGAAATCCCCTACTTGCCGTACCAACTGGAACAACCCAGAAGTAAAGCTTCGGGTAAGTGATCATGTCTATTTAGACATGGTCAATTGCGTGTCGCGCAGCTTCGTTGGGCTATCGGCCATTGTTTTGGAAACTTTGGCTGATTTACCTAACTTTGTAAGCTGGCATGAACGCGTTGCCGCTTGGGCACGTGACTGTGGTGATGTGAACCTGTATTTCCGGTTCAATCAGGTGGCTTCCATCTTGAAAAAGTTGGAATTACCACTCTTCACTGAAAATTCACGTGCCAATGCTTTAGCAAAGTGGCATGACGCGGAGGCAGGTTGCAAGGAGATGAATGTGAAGTGTTTCGAAATTTTGAAGCACCCATTAACACATTCGCAACCTGAACTTGATAGCGCGCTCCAACTTGTTCGAAAGGAAATCTTTGCCCTTTTAGGCGAGGTTCCCCCAGATCTTGATGAAGTTGCGCCTTTCATGCGGTTCGGTAAAAAGGCATCCCTTACACATAAACACAATGAAGGTTCTGTTGTGTATAAGCTTCAAAATTCGTCCGCTTATAAGGGGATGGAGGATGAGGTTTCTTGGCTTGAGGCCGAAACTGGCCTCTTCGCCGAGTGTTTAAGGTCTATTACGCTCAATGAGAGTGTTGAGGACCTTAGTGGGATGGATGCTCGAGTAACCTACTTCGATTACGCGAAACTTGATTTCGTCCCTAAATCGATTTCGGAACTCCGAACGATAGAGATTGGACCAAGCTTGGCTACGCTTTTCCAGCAGGCCTATGATGGTTTTATCCGTCAGAAGCTTAATTCACACTGGGGTTTGGATCTCAGAAAACAAGATCCGAATCAGCGTTTAGCCTATGTTGGTAGTGTCATGGGAGAGCATCAAAACTCCCCTTGCACTATTGACTTATCGGCTGCAAGCGACAGGATTTCATATGGCATAGTAGCCATGCTCCTGCCGCCCAGTTGGGTCCGCACCCTTGCAAGATACCGTGCGAAACGGGTACGGTGTGATGAGTTTTCTAGTGATATTGCGCTAGAAAAGTTCTCATCCATGGGTAATGCTCTAACTTTCTCGTTGCAGACCCTAATTTTCGGGGCTGTGGTACGCTCAGTTTTACGTGAGCGCGGCTTCGAAGGAAGCAATTGGAGAGTTTATGGAGATGACATAATTGTACCCCGACGCATCTACGATTTTGTAGTTGCGCGTTTGGAGCTGTTTGGTTTCAAAATAAACAGTTCCAAGTCCTTCTCAAACGGAAATTTCCGTGAGAGCTGCGGGGCTGATTATCTCCATGGGACGAATGTGAGACCTTTGTATATCAAGGAACCAATTCGTAATGTCGCTGATCTGTACAAGTATTTAAACCTTATACAGATAGTTGCGAGTCGTGCGCCAATTCCGGCTTTCGCGTTTGCACCCCTTTACAGGATGGTGCTAGCGATGGTCCCCAAACGGTTACGTTTGTTTGGAGATACACGGCATGCCTTAGATAGTTGTATCTGGGCACGTACGGTTGATGACGAGGTGATTTTGTCTCGTCGGCATTCAAGTGAGCCGGTACCAGATAAACTGGCCTATCTCGCTTGTTTGTTTCTTGGTTATGG